AGTGTCAGGCTGAAGCGGTCGCAGAAAGAGGTGGCGAAATTCTGCCGCTCCCTCCTTCGGATCGGCGTGGAGATGGCCGGGGAGCTGTACACCCCAGCAACGCTCGACGCCATTACCCGCCTGCCCTTCCCTCGCGAGGCCGAAGTTAAGGCGCAGATGCAGCAGATGCTGATGCAGGCTCGCGCACAAGGGCAGCAACTCCCCAGCCTGCCCCCGCCGCCGATCACCTGGGAGCAGATCAGCGCCTCGCTCAAGAACCAGCTTCTCCGTACCTACCGGATCGACGTCGAGACGAACTCGACGATTGACCTCGAGGCGACCGAGGATAAGGAGCAGATTGCTGAGTTCATGAACGGCTTCGGTCAGATGATGGCCGGGTTCAAGCCGATGGTCATGGAAGGCGTGCTCGACGGGCAGCTGGTGAAGGAAGTGATGCTCGAAGTGACGAAGCGCTACCGCTTCGGACGCAGGATCGAGACGGTGCTGGAGCAGATGCAGGCACCGCAGCCGCCGAAAGACGACGAGGGTAAGGCGAAGCTCGAGAAGATGGCGGCGGAGCACGCGAGGGGGCAAGCGCAGCTTCAGGGACAGCTTCTCGAGGCGAAAGGGCAGATCGAAGTGCTGCAGATCCAGCTGGCGGAGGCCAAAGTTGGCGGGAAGCTGCGCGAGAATGAGTTGACGGCAGATTTTGCGGGCAAACTAAGGTCGAAGGACCTTCAAATGGCAGACAAAGCGATCGACACTTCCTTCAAGAAAGCGGCAGGCGAGCTCAAGCGGATGCAGGACGCGATCTCGCAGCAACTGGCGGGAGCGACCACTTCCCTCCAAGAGGCGAAGATAGCCGACCCGGTACTGCGAGAGACTGTGGGGCAGCAGCTCGCCGCCGTGCAGCAGATGCAGGAAGGGCAGGCCGCCGTGCTGCAGGGACTCAACCAGCTGGCGAAGGTGATGGCGGCGCCTCGTCGGAAGACACTCATCGAAGACGAAAATGGCGAAGTCATCGGTGTGGACGAGACAATCGACTTGAACGAACAGGAGTAACGAGATGGCATCGGCAAACAAGTTCAACGACTTCAGCGAGCAGTTGGCGCGTGGAGTCCACAATTTCGGCTCACATACGTTCAAGGTGGCACTGACGAATACAGCGCCGTCGGCGGCGAACACGATCCTGGCGAATATCACACAGATTTCAGCTGGGAATGGGTACACGGCTGGTGGCGCTGCCATTCCGAACGTCGGAGTGGCGGAAGCGAGTGGCACCACCACCATCGACGGAGACAAGGTTACCTGGACAGCAACTGGTGGGTCTATGGCGGCCTTTCGCTATGTGGTGATGTACAACGACACGGCGACGAGCCCGGCCGACGCTCTCATCGCCTGGTGGGACTATGGCTCTTCTCTCACATTGGCAGTCGGAGAGAGCTTCGAATTCAAGCCGTCGAATGCAGATACTGACGGCGCGATCATGACGGTGGTATGATGCTAACTCCCGATCAAGTCACGGCCCTGCGGGCAAAGGTCTTCGCCGAGCCAGAGGCGGCGGCAATGCTCTCGGCAGGCAACTCCAATGGCCTGTGGGCGTACCTGAACACGGAAACCGAGTTCATCGTCTGGCGCACGCGCGTCTCGCAAGACGAGATCATGCAAAACGGTTTCGACTGGACGCGGGTGGACAACCTGTCGGTTGGAGCGGCGCGCGTGTGGGAGTGGATGTTCGACAACATGGAGAACATCATCAACCCGAGTAAGCCGAACGTCCGGGCCGGGATTGATGCCGTTTGGAAGGGTACGGCGCAAGACCTTGCCGTGCGCGCTGCTGTGTACGTGCATTGCAAGCGAGCGGCAACCAACGCCGAGCGGATGCTCGCCACGGGCACTGGAGCGACAGCCGACCCCGGCACGATGACCTTCGAGGGCGAGTGCAGCCACGTCGATGCGAACCTGCTTACGTTCCACGATGACGGCACTATCTGGACACCGGCATGACGACGACCACACTGACGAAGAACGTCCGTACGCTGGTCGCGGCGAGCACGTCGAACGCTTCGGGCGCGACGACGCGCGGCACGGTCGATCTGCGCACGGCGCAGGGCGGACTTCTGACGATGAAGATTACCAACGGCGCGACCGGCCCGAGCGTGGCTCCTACCGCCACGGTTTCGATCGCTCATAACGCAGGGGCGACGCCGAGCGCCGGTGCAGAGGGGGCTGACTGGAAGCGCTTCTACCAGTTCGCTGGCGACACGACGGCCAACAGCGTCAACCAGTGGGCGATCGACATCCCGCCCGGCGTGATGCACCTGCAATGCCAGTTCGCTGACAACACTGGGCAGGCCGTGACCGTCGAGGCGTTCCTGTCCGAGATCACGTCGGCCGCGAGCACGTAAGTGTCGGCAATCTTCCTGCCGAGTCGGTGGAGGCATCAGCCGCAGGGGGCGGTTGAGGTCGACCAGTCGCATCCGATCGGCGCGAAGGTCCGGTGGGCCTATACGCCGTGGATCGGACGCACCAGCGTCACGCCGGGGAAGATTCGCGACGTCACGGCGTCGCTCACCGCTGATCCCGCGCTCCAGACGACGCCCAGCGGCATCGGCACGCGGCTGCTGGCCGACTCGTCCACTACGCGGGTGACGTTCTCGACTTCTGGCCTGTCGGACTACGGCGGGTCGATGTTCCTGTTCGTTGAGAACTTTGATTTCCGCTCGACGAGCAACGGGCTGTATGTCGGCATGGCCGGAACAGCCGCCGGTGATGGGCTCCAGATTTCGAGCGAGGCGTCTGGCCGCTATCCGGCATTGCGTCTGTATAGCAGCAATGATCGGTATGCTGCCACTTCGCTCTCAGTGCAGGAGGGTCGCAATAAGATCGGCGTCTCGCAGGTAGATAGCCAGAACGTTCGATTCAACGTCGACGGTACGTACGAGACGAGTTCCATCGCCTCTACGTATACGATGGGCTGGCCGGCGTATCTGAAGTTCAGCAAGGCGCACGGCACGGTCCTGCTGTTCCTGCGTGCTGACTACCTGTCCGCGGCGGAAATGAACGCGCTGATGGACGAGCCGTGGGCGATCTTTCGCGCCCCCTCGCATCACATCTGGTTCGATTTGGGGGCGAGTGGCGGTCCCGCTGTCTATACCCTCGACGCACAGCCCCTTGCTGTCGGAGCCTCCCCACAACCAGGCTCCCCTCTCGCGCAACGACGCCTATCTGCTGACAGCACCTCCATCACCCTGTCTGGTGCTGATGCTGGGCTGAATAAGATCGGGTCGTACAGCGTCGAGGCACAGCCGGTCTCGTTAAGTCTTGTTGCGCAGACGGCAGGTCTCGCCGTTGTTCGCCGTCTGTCCGCAGACCCCATCACTGTGACGCTGACGGCCGCTGCTGCATCTGGCTATGCTCAGCGACGCCTCGCGGCAGATGCGGGGGCTGTCGCCATTACAGGACTGGATGCCGAGCTTCACCGCTCCGGATACTATCCGCTCGAAGCGAGTTCGGCTGCTGCATCCATCCTTCTCGCCGATGCCGGCCTCGTCGTCAACCGTCTGGGACAGAGCGTTCGCTCGACTGGTGGTGGCGGAAGCGGTGGGGGGCAGCTCTGGCGGCAGATGGGCGAGGAGATCGAAGAGGAGATGCACGCCCTCCTCCGCGATCCAGAGCCGATTGTAGCCCACCCAGTCGATGCTTCTCCGCTCAAAGAGGCAATCGTCGCTACCCTTCCTGAGCAGCAGGGAGCGGAGGAGACCTTCGCGGAGGCGCTGCGAGAGTACAAGCTGGCACAAGCAGAGCTTATGCGCCGTCGGCGCGAGCGACGAAAGCGGATTCTCCTCCTCTCGTAGTGCGAGTCCGGCGGGGCTGCGTTGACTCGCCCGGCAGGGACGTTATAATCGCAGCTATGCCCCTGTACGATTATCAGTGCGAGCGATGCCATGTACACCTTACGGCGTTCAGGCCTCTATCGCAGTTTCGTGACCCAGTCGATTGTGGCTGCGGCGGCAAGGCGACGCGCCGCATTCTCCCTCCGCGAGTCGTCGTCGATTACGCCGGGTACGAAAGTCCCGTTACTGGGAAGTGGATCGAGGGGCGCCGAGCGCATCGCGAGGAGCTTGCCAGGACCGGATGCCGCGTCTACGAAAAGGGCGAGACTCAAGAGTTCATGAAGCGTAAGGCTGACCGCCAAAGGGCCTACGAGCGCAATGTCGAGCAGGTCGTGGAGTACGCAGCTCGCGATCTGGGAATGGGTTAAAGGAGACCTGAATGCCCCCCGAACAAGACGATGGGATGGACTTCCTCAGTGCCGGCGTAGATGAAGTCGCTGCCGGTCTCGACACAGGCGCCGGCGGTGCCGACCCTACCGCTGGCACCGGTTCGTCTCCTTCCCCGGACCAGCAGGCAGCTTCCAGTAGCGGACCTGGAGTGTCCACACCTGCCGGCGCCGCCCCCTCGAATGTCTGGGATACAGCCCCGAAGAGCTGGAAACAGGACTACCATTCGCACTGGAGCGCTCTCAACCCAGACGTGAGGAAGTACATCCACGAGCGGGAGAAACAGGCCCTTGACGGTCTGATGCAGTACAAGACGCAGGTCGACAGCTGGAATCAGACGCTCTCGCCGTTTCAGCAGTGGATCGAGCACTACGGCGTACAGCCAAACGAAGTAGTTCAGCGAATGCTGAACGCGCACCTCACCCTCCTTCACGGTCCGGCGGACAAGAAGCTCGAGTTCGCCCGTGCGATGTTGAAGGATTATGGCTTGGAGCAGCTGCTGCCACAGCAACCCGGCGCGCAGGGATCTCCTCCCCCGGACGCGACGGCGGCTGTGCAGCAGCTGCTCCAACCCATCGCGCAGAAGGTGCAGCAGCTCGAACAGATGACTGTCGGCGAGCAGCGCGCCCAACTGACCAAGCAGGTCGATGCTTTTCTGGCCGACCCGAAGAACGAATTTGCAAACGAGCTGATCCCTGACATGGTGAAGCTCATCGACAGAGGTCTCGCTTCAGACCTCCAATCTGCCTACGACCAGGCGTGTCGTCTCAACGAGACTGTGGCGCAGAAAGTCATTCAGCGTCAGATCGAAGCTGCGACGAAACCCGCCCGGCCAGGGCAGCGAAATGTCACATCGAGTCCCGTACCTCCGGCGCCTACAGCGACTGCGGCAAGGTCGATCGAAGAAGACATGAGCGACTTCTACGACCAAATCGTTAACCGATAGGAGCCTTAAATGGCAACGCCCTCCGCCGTGTTCACGGAACTGGTCTCGACGACCTTCCGTAACCATCGCAGCAAGCTGATCGACAACGTCAGCAACAACAACGCTCTCCTGACCTATCTGAAGCGCAAGAAGAAGATGCGTACGGAGTCGGGCGGGCTCGAAATCGCTATTCCGCTCGAATACGCGGAGAACGGTACGTACCAGCGCTACAGCGGGTACGATCTGCTGAACATCAACCAGTCGGACGTCATCACGACGGCGAAATACGACTGGCGGCAGATCGCCCTGAACGTCGTTGCGAGCGGTCGTGAGCTGCGCATCAACAACGGGAAAGAGCGAATCATCAACCTGGCCAAGTCGCGTCTCAAGAACGCGATGAACACCTTCAACAACAACTTCTCGGCGGACATCTACTCCGATGGGTCGTTGGCGAACCAGGTCGGGGGTCTGCAACATCTGGTCTCGGATACTGGCGGCGGTACTGTCGGCGGCATCGTGAGTACCGACTGGACCTTCTGGAAGAACGTCGTGCAGTCGGCGGCATCTCCCCTTCAGGGCGGTGCGGGGATCACGCCGTCGGACCAGACGATCCAGAGCCTGATGCTCCCGCTGTGGCTCGAACTCGTCCGCGGCAACGACAAGCCGGACCTGATCGTCTCCTCGAACGAGTACTACTCGTTCTACGAAGAGTCGCTCACCGACCTGAAGCGGTACACAAACTCGGAGTCGGCCAACGGCGGCTTCGTCTCGCTGAAGTACAAGTCGGCGGATGTGATCTTCGACGGCAACTCGGGTATCCCCGACGCGCACATGTACTTCATGAACACGGACTACTTCGAGGTGGTGGCGCACGCCGACGCGAATCTGACCGTGAACGACGAGATGAAGCCCTACAACCAGGACGCCGTCGTGATCCCGATCCTCTGGATGGGGAACCTCACGATGAGCAACCGTGCGCTGCAGGGTGTGCTCAAGGCCTGATCCATTGGGGAGAATTATCTCCGGGTGATTCTCCCCAACAACCGAACGGAGTCTACATACTATGTTCACTATCGGAATCAATCCGACCCAGGTCTGGACGTCTTCGGAGACGCCCTCGCACGCGGTCGGCACCCTGGCAGCAGACCATCAAGGTCGCCTCTACCGCATGGTTCAAGCGGATGCAGGAGGCGTCACTGGTGCCGGCTACGTCTGCCTGATCAAGGCTGACGGTTCGGCCGACATGCTCGAGACGACCAACAGCGCGCCGGGTTCTGGCGTCGGTCTCCCTGTCGGCGTCGCGATGGCGGCGATCGCAGCCAGTGGCTACGGCTGGCTGTGCGTCTACGGCAACGCAGTCCCGACGCGCGTCAACGCATTGGCGGCGAAAGGCACGCGCCTGAACACGACGGCGACGGCAGGGCAACTCGACGACGACGCCACGGCGGGAGCCGAAGCGATCGCCGGGATCGGCCTGGAAGCGGCGAACGGAGCGTCGGCGGGCAACGCCAATGCATCGCTCGCCTTCCCTACCGTCCTCGTGACGATCTGAGCCTGACAGCGGGGGCTTCGGCCCCCGTTTTTCCACCTCACCGCAGAAAGGAGAAATACGATGAGCGATATCCGCCCACCCTTCGTAATGTTTGAGATGCGTCCAGTTGAGGATCGGAACGCCTCTATCGCAGCTGGACACGTTGTGATGCGCGACGTCCCTTTCATCATCCTCGTACCGCATGGGAGCGAGGGTAAGACCCGTATCGAGAATCGGTACGAGGACTGGCTCAAGAACGTTCGCGGTCGAGGGGGTGAGGTTCGAGCTGCCGGTGCTGGCCCCGATACACCCTCGATGGGTGCTGCTCGCTTCCCCCAAGAGTGGCTCGATCGAATTCAGCGTGGGTATGAAGCCTGGCGTAAGGGCGAGGAACTCGAAGTCGAGGGTAGTCCTCTTCGCAACTGGCCTGTCATCGGGCAGTCGCAGCGGATGAACTGTGAGGCTGCTCACATTCGTACGATCGAGGAGCTGGCCGAAGCAAGCGATGCCGCCCTCGAATTGATCGGCATGGGAGCAGTGGCGCTGCGTCAGCGCGCCCGCGACTGGATCAAGGCTAACGACGGCGAGCAGGGTAAGCTCGTTCTGGAACTCGACGCTGCAAGGGTACGAATCGGTGAGCTCGAAACCGAAGTCGATGAACTCAAAACTCGCCTCGAAGAAGCCAAAGCGGAATTGGCGAAAGTGGTTACGAAACCGGGAGATTGAAGAATGGCTCGAACCCTCCTCCAGACTGTACAACGAGTCTGTAAACGAGTCGGACTCCCTGTCCCTTCGTCAGTCATTACTTCAGCAGATGCTCAGGTAATGCAGATGCGAGTCATTCTGGAGGATGTGATTAGCGAGGCGCTGACGCGGTGGAACTGGTCGCAGCTCACCCGCCGAGCTACCTTCACCTCAGTCGCCGCCGAATCGCAGGGGACGCTGTTGAGTCTCACCGGCGTCGACTTCGTTAAGATCAACAACGACACCCTTTGGGATCTGACTAACCAGCGTCCGATCCTTGGGCCGACGTCAGATCGAGAGTGGCAAGCTCGCGCCGCTTTCGGCCTGACGGGGCCTTTCTCGAAGTATCAAGTCAGGGGTGGGGAGCTCCTCTTCACCCCAGCACCCACCGCCGGTCTGTCAATCTCCTTCTTCTGGACCTCGAACCAGTACGTGCTCGCGGAAAACCTGACAACGAGGAAGAGCGAGTTCTCCGCCGACAACGACGTCACGGTGTTCAGCGACCTCTTCGTCTACCTCGGCCTGCTCTACGGCTGGAAGCAGCAGAAAGGCCTGCCCTACGCCGAAGACCTCCGCAGTTGGGAGATTACTGCGATGGCCGAAGCGATGGGGGATGGGACGAAGCCGACCCTTAGTCTGGACGGCGGTCAGCCCTCCATGCGTCCTGGCATCATCGTACCTGAAGGCAGCTGGGTTCTCGTATGAAGAACGCCTTACAGGATAGGCGGCACCCTCCGACGCAGATGTCGCTGCCTGTCAGTCGACCGCCGCCTGTTCGCGGCTGGAATACGAGAGACAGCCTGGCGTCGATGAAGCCGGGCTTTGCCACTCTCCTCGACAACTGGATTCCCCGCCCTGCCGAGCTGGAGATGCGCAAGGGCGCCGACGATCACCTCACTGGGATCACAGGCGATGTTGAGACCCTTATGGCTTACAAGCCGGCGTCGGGGGCTGGGAAGCTCTTCGCTGCTGCGGGGACTGGTATCTATGATGTTACGTCCGAAGGGACGGTCGGTGCGGCGGTCAGCACTGTTACCAATGCCAGGTGGCAGCACGTCAACTTCGCCACGTCGGCGGGTCAGTTCCTCTGTGCGGTCAACGGCACGGACGACTACAGGTATTACGACGGAACCTCTTGGACCACGGTTGCCACCTTCACCCTAGGGGCAGGAACCCTCGACACCAACACTCTCGTCGGGATTACCGTCCATCAGTCGCGTCTCTACTTCGTCCCAAAGAACTCGTTGAAGTTCTACTACATGGACCTCGTCGGAACGATTACTGGAACAGTGGACGAGTTTAACCTCGATCAAGTGTTTTCGATGGGCGGCTACCTGATGGCGATTGGGAGCTGGACCTTCGACGGCGGGGACGGTCCCGAGGATCGGGCGGTGTTCATCTCGAGCGAAGGGCAAGTCGCCATCTACACTGGCACAGATCCGGGGGAGGCCACGGCCTGGACCCTCGCCGGCACCTTCTTCATCGGCAAGCCGGTCGGACGGCGATGCCTGATGAAGATGGCGGGAGACCTCGTCGTCCTCACCGAGCGCGGCCTCTTCCCGCTGTCAAAGGCACTTGGCAGCGCAGACGTCAACCGGGCGATTGCACTCAGCGACCCGATTGAGCCGACCGTCTCCGAGTCCGCTCGCGCTCTCTTCTCCACCTTCGGGTGGCAGATGGTGGTGCATACGGCAGAGAATCTACTCCTCGTCGCGGTGCCCTCCACCCCTCGCGTACTCTACGGGATGGAGCTACTGTCGAAGGGCTGGTTCCGGGTGAAGGCGTGGGACGCCATCTGCCTTGAAGTGTACAATGGCGCCCTCTACTACGGCACCACGGGGAAGGTGGTGAAGGCCTTCTTCGGCACGAGTGACTTCGGCGGGCAGGTCGAAGCCGAGTTCATGGGAGCTTACGACTATTTCTCCAGTCGCGGGCAGACGAAGCACATTGAACTGATTCGCCCGCACTTTCGCGCGACGAGTGGTTTTAGCCTCCTCCTCGGCGGGAACACGGACTTCGAGGAAGAGATCCCTTACGCTTCCCTCGACGTCGTGCCTTCCGCCAGCGAGGCGGTGTGGGATACCGCCGTCTGGGATACAGCGACCTGGACGGCGGCCTCCGTCAGCAGTGCTGTCTGGCAGACTATCGCCACGAAGCCTGGGTTCAACTTTTCCCTCTACCTCAAAGTGGCATCGACGTCGACACAACCGCGACTCCTCGCCGTCGATTACCTCTTCTCGAAGGGTGCTACTTTGTGAGTCTGATCTTCGGCCAGGACGATCTCCTCGGTCCGTGGATCTATGCCCGTACCGGAGGGCAGTGGCTTCCGGGATCAGGAAGGACAATAGGCTGGTGGGATGGGAAGACCGTCACCGCCGCCTTCGCTTTCACGCAGTACAATGGGAGGAATATCTTCGTCGACCTAGCGGTTGAGGGGAGGGTGGCGCCTCGTGCTTTCTGGTACGCAGGCTTCTCCTACATCTTCAACCAGCTAAAATGCGCGAGATTGACCCTAGTCGTAGAAGCTAGTAACGTACGCTCGGTCAAGCTCATGGCGAAGCTCGACGCGACCCTTGAAGCGACACTTGCAGGGGCAGCGCGTGACGGCGGGGATACCCTCATTTTCCGTCTTACGCAAGACTGCACTATCTGGAAGAAGCTCAATGGGAAAGTCGACAGACATGCCGGACGCTCCTGACCCGGCAAAGGTCATTCCCCTGCAGGAGGCCGCGAACAGGCGAGCCTTCGATCAGACGATCAACGCGATGCGGCCGACGGAGATTACGCCGCAGGGCACGTCCACCTGGACGAATAACCGGATTTTCGACCAGAGCGGCTACGACGCCGCGCTCGCCGACTGGCAGGCAAGGAACCAGCCAGCGAAGCCGATCTGGGTAGCTGACGGTTCGAGTGGGGAAGGTGGAACGTCGGGCGGTTACTGGGTGAATCCGCGTGGCTCCGGAGACGGCAGCCCGCAGCCCACTCGCGATCAGTTCTACCGCGACAACTGGACTCGAGAGGTTGCTCTCTCCCCTGATCAGCAGAAGCTCTACGATGCGCAGATGCGCAACTCGCAGGGCATGGCTGATCAGACCAACCAGATGCTGTCGTCGCTTCGCGAACGCTACGGGAATCCACTGAACCTCGCCGATCAGCTGCCGACCGGTGGGCCGCTTTACGACGAGGGCTCCCGCGCCAGAGTGGAAGAGGCTCTTCTCAATCGGATGCGGCGGGAGATGGACCCGCAGTTCGCTACCGAAGAGCGTAATCTCCATAACCGCCTCGGTCAGACTGGATTCAATATCCAGGACTCCGGATACGGTCGGACGATGGATCGCTTCGATCAGCGGAAAGATCGAGCATACGCCGACGCTGTGGATAGGGCCATCCTGGCCGGAGGGCAAGAGGCAAGCGGCGAACTTCAACGCGGCCTGGCGTCGAGGGGGCAGGAGCTGCAAGAAGCCCTCATGCGCATCAACACGATGGCGCAGGATCGCGGACGAGAGCTCAACGAATTCAACGCCTTTCGCACGGGTTCGCAGGTACAGATGCCGACGACGCAGGGTTCCTACTCTGCGCCACAAGCAGCCGCTGCCGATTACATGGGCGCCTACCAGCAGCAATACGACAACCTCCTCGGCCAGTCTAACGCGAACGCGGCGTCGAGCGACAATTTCCTGAGTGGGCTGATGGGCCTTGGCGGGGCGTTCCTCGGCGGGCCGCAGGGGTCGGCAGCAGGGCAGCTGATGGCCAAATTCCTGGGGTAATGCAATGGCAGAGAAACTTCCCAGCGTCTTCGGCCTATCCCCTGAGTTCCAGACGGAACTCGATCAAGCGGAGCTGCGCAAGCAACTCGCGGCGGCGATGCTCGGCCGACAGCAACCCCCAGTCCAGGGTGGGATGGTCGGCAAGCACTACGTTCGATCCAACCCTCTCCAGCACCTCGCCCAGATCCTCGATCGCACCTTTCAGAGGCAAGGTCTCGACGCAGCACAGACGGAAATCAGCGGAATCAAGCAGAGGGCGGCGCAGGCGGAGAGCGACGAGAGGGG